GCCCAAAATGGCTAATAAAATATTCATTTGCTTTTTCTTTAATGTCGTTAATTACTTTTAAAATCTCTTGTCTGCTTATTCCAGTTACCTTTGAGATACTTCGTGCTGAACGTGGTTTAATGCCTTTGTCCTTATCCCCATCTCTATATAACTGCCAAATTTTAAACTCATACCATTCTAAATTATTTGTAACCTCCTCAATGCTTTGATGTAGGTATTCGTTTATCTCTTGATGTGTTGGTTGCTCTATAAATTCAGTTACATCATACAAAGCTATCGGACGCAAATACCCTTTTTCAAAGCTTGTTCTTTTGCCTCTTAATTGGTTTAATGCTATCCGAATAATAAAGCCGTTCCAATATCCGCTATTAAATTTATCTAAAATCCAGTCATCGCTTTTCTCGCACAAGATTAAAAAAAGTTCCTGATAGAGATCCCCACCTAAATCATTCCCTATTTTGTTACAATAATCTTTCAACCATTGCTCCCGTGCGAGTTGCGATATTATGTCTTGCTTTTTAATACATCAAATTTATTTTGATTATTCGTGTATTTATGCACAATGTTTAAACAATATCTATTGAATAAACTATCCATCCTGCTTTCATATACTTTTTGCAGTAATACATCATTTCCTTTTCAGTTTCAACTATCCAGTGTACATACTCAATTCCCCTGCGAAGACATAGCACGTAATTCTGACATACAGTTTTCATAGATACGAAGTTCGGGGTTAAATTTTAAATCAATCGCATCGTTAATCCTATTTGCTCCGTGAATGATAGTAGAATGATGTCTGTTTAGAAATAACCCAACACGCTCTAATTTATATCCTAAATGCCTTGTAGCGATAAAACAAAACATCTGTCGTGCTATTGCATATTCACGTGTTCGACTTTTACAAAGAATAGTTGAAGCAGGTATTTCACACTCGTTGGAAACAATAATCAACAAGTCCTCTAATTTAGCATCTACCATTAACGGCTTAAACGGATGTTTGATTTCGTGTCGCAGTCGTTCAATCTCTCTTTCAAGTGATGCAATTTTCTGTTCGTATTTTTGCTTTGATCGTGTTAGTTTTATCTTTAACTCAATCGCTTCTTTTACGTAGTCTTTTTCTTGTCTCATAATATCTCTTTATATCGTGTAAATTTACCCTCGAAAGCCATCGGAATACTTCCGCATTGCCCGTGTCTGTTCTTTGCAATAATCAATTCGCTATCCATTTCTATTTCAGGTTTGTCTTCTAAATAATAACTCGGTCTAAACGGAAATAATACAACGTCCGCATCTTGTTCCAATTGTCCGCTTTCTTTTAAGTCGCTTAAACTTGGTTTATCACTTGCCTTTTCCTCACGCTTTAATTGTGCCAACGCTATAACCGTAATGCCTAATTCCTTTCCTAATTGTTTTAGCCGTTTAGATGCTTCTGAAACGATTTCGTATCTGCTCTTTGCATTACCATCAATCAACTGCAAATAATCAATTATAGCGATGTTTAAACCGTATTTAACCTTATGCAATCTTATCTGTGCTGAAATATGGTCTATGTGTCGGTTAGTGCTATCAATAATGTGAAAATCCTTATCTAACGAATACATCGTTGTACTCATATCTTCTATCTGTGCCAACGTGATTGAAGCGTTACGGATTTTGTAGTTCTCAATATTGCTGAAATAACTGATATACCGTTGTGCTAATTCCTCTTTGCTCATTTCAATTGTGTAAAATAAAACCTTTGCCCATTTGCAACAGTCAACCGCCAAACTTAATCCTAATGCAGATTTACCCATTCCAGGTCTTCCACCAACGATTATTAAGTTCCCTTTATGGTAACCTCCCATAAATTTGTCAAGGTATTTCCATCCAGTGCTTATGCCTTGTAAATTATCGCCTCTATTAACTGCATCTGCTATTCTATCCAATACTTCGCCCGAAACTTGGGTAATTGTAAATGATCGGTCTAAAACGGATATTCTACTTTTTTCTAAACTTTCGGATAACACGCTTTGAATTTCCGCAAGTGACTTCTTTTCGTCAATCTGCATTAAGTCATTCATCAACTGCTTTTTCTTGTATTCAAATTCAAGTATTAATAAATCGTTCTCGATACTTTTATCCGAACTGATTGCAGAATAGATTTGACTTAATTCGTATGCTTGTTGTGGGAATATTTTAAACAACGCATTTACGCTAATCGGTTGCGCTGAATAATACATATCTTTTAACGCTCTTACGATATGTTGGTTAAAACCGCTAAACCACAATGGGTCTGTTTTACCAATAAATGCCTTTGCGTAGTCGCTTTGCATAAACGATGCTACTATATTTATCTCAATCATCTAAGTTTAAAAAATTAGGTTGTTTGACTTCTATTTTTTTTATCTCCTCGTAAGGCAAGTTATCATTAAATCTTTTCCCATTCAAGTAAGTTGAAAAGTGTGGTAAAAATTTCATCTTGTCATTATCAATGTGATTCTTGATGTAAATTGGTAGATGTTGTTTTACAAGTTCAATTTCATTTTTTTTCAATTTACTAAATGCAGATAGTGAATCTTTTCTATTACCTTTCTTTGTGTATAAAGTCCAAAGTTCGTCAAACAATAATTCTATATTATTTATATTATTATTATTCTTCTTATTGTTGTCGCAATTAAGCGGTGAGGGTATCCGCAAACCAGCGGTGAGGGGTATATGCAAAGTAGCGGTGAGGATATATATTTTTCTTGACACTACTTCCATCTTATCATTCCGTTCAATTTCACGATGAATGTAATTAAGTTTCTGCAACACGTTTAAATCACGTTGTATGCTGTCTTCACTACAATTTAATATCTTTGATAGTGTTTTGTTACGTGCATAGCAATAACCCTCTTTTACTGCCATTCCGTTTAATACGCCAAATAATATGGCTTGTCTGTATGTTAGTTTTTCCAACATATCAGTATAAATAATAACGTACTTTCCTATTTCTTGCATAAATAAAAAAAGCCCATCAAGTTTACGGTAGTGAAGGTACGCGTAAACCCAACGGGCAAATATCTTTTTTAACTTTGGAATCCTTCACATTCCTTGTTAATACTCTACAAATATACTAATTAGTTTTGACTTTCCAAACGAATAAAATCACTTTTTTGAGTTGTACCAATATTTAATCGATTCGTCTTTTGTCATTGAAATAAGTAAATCGTTTGCGTATTGCGCTGGTGTTATTATTTGTTTCATTAGTTACCTCCGTATGTTTGTTCGTAGTATTGTTCACCATCCGAAATATCTACCATCCATCTTGCTTTTTTCATTTCTATTGGGTGGCTTTGTCTTGCATTTACTATCTGCTCCTTCTCCATTTGTTTGGATTGTTCTGTGGCTTGAAACATCAATTTATTTAAAGTTATTCTATCCAATTTACCTTCTGAATATTGCTCAAATAATTCATAGGCACGATTTGAAAACCACTCTACTGCTGTTTGTTTTTTATCACTCATTAGTTACCTCCTTGTTCTAAAATTCCAAAAGTAAAATGGACTAAACGCCATCCATTCGACATCATAAATATCTTTATATAAATAAACTTTTTTGCTTACTACTGCGTCCCCAAATAAAGGGGATACTCTGCGCATTGTTAATCTACTTATTATTGCTTTCATTTGTTACCTCCGTATGTTTCGTTGTAGTATTTTTCAAATTCTAATCTGTGAAATTCTAAACTTTTATGACCAATGCAATAGTTTTTTTTAATATATTCCCACATTTGCTCCTTCTCCATTTCTTTGGCTTTGTCCACCAACTTTTGAATCTCATCGCCATTGCCTTTTAAGTAACCACCATCGTAAAGTGCAATTGCTAATTCTTCTACTGCTGTTTGTTGTTTCATCTATTTAATAAATCTTTAATTATTTCCTTTTCGTGTTGTGAAAAATTCTTTAATACATTAGATATTCTAACCTCGTCATCAATACTATGTTTACCCCAAAATAAATTTAAATCAATCATACCGTTTTTATTCGCTTCTTCAATAATTTCTTTCGATATTTTACGTTTATCAAGTTCACGAATAACAGCGCATAATCCAGCCTCTAAAAATTGATTTTCTTTTTTTAGTTGCTCAATTAATCTTTTATCTATTTTGTTTTCAACAATTACTTCACGATATTCTGTTCCATCATTTGAATATCTTTCTTGTTTTACATTATAAGCACTTTCGCACGGCATATTATAACTTCCCCTTATACATTTTAAAACGTTGTTGTTGCTGATGCTTCATTACATCGTTAAATACTTTCGGATCAACGTAAGGTCTTTCCTGCTCTTTGTATGGTTCAACCTCGTTAACTGGGTGCGTTTTAATTAACCACCAAAAGAAATTAATGAGTACGTAAACTACTGTTACTAATACTGCGAATACAAATGATATTTCCATTATTATTTAAATTATGGGGGATGTTACTCCCCCGTTTTTTTTAGTTTATTCCAAATTCTCCTATTATTACATAAGTGTTTGGTGTGAATTTCCAATTGATGAAATCCCAAGCTCTTTGCTCGTTGTACGCCTTAAATCCATAGCGAATTACACCGTGTTTTTCTGTAAATACAATTGCTTCGTAGTTCTTTAATGTTCCGTTTTCCATGATTCAAATATACAACTAAAAACTATAAACACAAATTATTTTTTCACTTTTGTAAAATTATTTTACTTTCTTACAATGCTATGACAGAATTAAGCAACTCAACTGCGTGAGATAGTTTCTCATCTATTTCGTCTTGAACTAAATGCCTTTCAATCTCTGCAACGTGTATGCGTTTACCCTGTGGCATTCGTGGATCATAACTAACAAAGTACGCTTTGTCTAAATTGGTTGATATCATTCCGAGTTGTACTTGCCAGTAATATTCGGGGTGTATGCTCTTTAAACTATCTGCATCGTATATGCTGAAATTCTTTAAATGAATAGCAGAGTTATACGGGCATTTAATTTCAAGGATAGCATTTTCACCTAATCCATCAGGCGAATATCCGCTATGGTCTCCGTAAGGTATAAAAACGTAACTTTGACCTCCGTAATACGTGAACGGTTCAAACGTGATTTTAGAAAAGTATTCAAACGCTTCGGCTTCGTGTTCTATCCCCCAAGTAAGTGCATCTCCGTAAATAGGTTTTTTCATGCCAGTTAGAATTTCACTCGCTTTTTCGTAAACGAATGATTCAGCGGTTTTACTTAATGGGTTTCCTTTGCCCATTAATTTGTGTATCTCGGAAGCGGTGAAGCGAGATTTTCTCGCCTCTAACCATACTTCCTGATTTTGTGTTATTGTTATTTCCATAATGTCGCTTGTCTTGTTATAGATTTTTCCTCTATTCTTTGAATAAAATTAACACTTTCGCTATAATATCCATTTGATGTTCCATACCATCTAATTTCAACACTTCCTTTAATTGTAGATATTGTATAAAATGTCCACGTAAATGAATCATAATACCCATTACTACCTTCTGATATTCTTTCTTCGGCAACTAAAATAGGACTTCCAATAATATCTACGATGTCTCCATTTATATCTTCTATTTCTACACTTTCGCAACAATCTTGTAAATGTAACATACAATATTCAGTTCCATCTGAACAAGTAAAGTATATTTCGTCGGAGTCTTTAACTACGTTTACCGATGTTAATGTTTTGCCTAAAATTTCTAAATTATTTACTTCCATAACTTTGCTCCTTTATCTAACATTCATTTAATCGCTTCTAACATTGTACGTGCTTCGTCTGTAATAACATATTTGCTTTCAATGTCCTTAATGTTACCGCCCTTTTCTAAATGCTCAACCGCCTTTTTAAACATTGGGTGTTTTGGTGTTAGTTGTTCTATGACTGCTTCTACTTTTACCGCTTCGCTCTTTTGCTCAATTTCGGGTAAATCTTCTCCTGCATAAATGTAAATTCCTAAACCAAACATTGCCAAGTTTTTAACCAAACAACGCATAATTGTTTTATTGATGTCAAATTGTGTCGCTGGTTCAACTCGTTTGCTTCCAAATTTAGTTTCGTAGGTGTAAGGAACTTTTAACATTGCTTTGTTTTTGCCATCTAATACGGGCAACCACATAGGCAATGTTTTATCTTCAATAGTTACTTCCGTATGGCACATAAACCCTGTTTTTTCATCAAATTCAGTAGGCAATACTTTGTAACTTGCATTAGGGTAAATTTGACATACTTTTGCCCATGCCCATGCCCATGACAAATAATTTAGTCCGTCTTTTTGCTCTACTTTATCATTTACATTAATTGCAGATAAAGTTTCAAATACTGATAATTTTTCGCTTGTTTTCATTTTTTGTAATATGTTTTTTGTCCTACTTTAATATACAATGGATCAATGTTAAAGGTGTGTGTTAATTCGTTAAACACATCGAATCTATCACGTGAATACAACTTATGTACTTCTAATCTATCTCCAACACACTCGTTCGGATAATCATCTTTAAAATACTTGTATGCGGTTGTTTCTATTTCTTCACGATCAAAATAGTAAGTGGCGAATGTAGTAGTAAACACAAAGTGTTCTAACTCTACGTGAAAGGTGTAATCAATTATCATTTGTTACCTCCTTGTAAAGTTAATAAATACGCCTTGTAAGCATTGTAACACGCTTCAATTCTTTTAAATTCATCGGTATTTCGTGGAGTTTGAAATACTTCATCTGACGAAAAA